GAAGATGTGGTGTGTGGTGGTTGTGAGATACTCGTTGCGAATATATTTGATTGTATCAAGAAAGAAATAATAAACACTCGTGGACGTCAGGTGATTTGTAATGAATGGTATTTGAATTTTCGTGGTGACGTGGCTCGTGGACAAATACAGTACAGTGGTGTTAAAAACTTCAAACACTTTAGATCGTTTTTGCAACAGCTAATTTAAGTCTCGATAGGTTAGTCCTAAATAATAAGAACAATAAAAAAGGGGGCATCGGACGCCCCCTAATTACACTAAAAGGAATTTCATATGAAATACACAGTTTACAAGAACAGATTTTCAAGTAAGAGCAACGGCATAATTCACAATGATGGTTCATGGGATGATATCGTTGATAATGTCGTTGATAAAAGTAAATGGGACAAATTTAATGCTACTACTGTTTCTATTTATGCTACTGAGAAAGAACAGTTCAATGCAATCGTAATGGCAGAAATGCGACCAAACATGCCACGCACGGCAGATAACGTTATTGCGTTCCATGCAATCATACTTGATATCGATGATGGGGCGAGTTATGACGATGTTCGAAATGATCTTCGTGATTATGAGTATGTACTTTACAGTAGTGGGGGTACTGGATTAAAAGCGGGTGATCGTTTTCGTGTAATCCTTCCGTTGAATGTACCAATGCCTGCATATGACTGGAAAAAGTACAACACCAGTTTGTCAGAGAGATTCAGTTATTCGGATGAATGCTTTAAGAAAGGTATTCAGATTCAGTACTTGCCAGTGTTGAATACTGCATTCGCCGATCAATTCATTGGTGAACATCATGAGGGTAGGTGCTTTGACTACCAGATGCCCAATGACCTTCCATTTATTGAGAATCGCAGTATTGAATCAATAGTAAAGAATGTAGTTTTTGATGAGTTGCAATTTTCTGATATTGAAATGCAAGAACTGGCACGTGCTATTGTTGATCATCAATCAGGTCAGTTAGGGTATGAAGAACGCCGAATTTTGGCACAACGTCTGAAATGCATCGGTATGAATGATTTTGATATTGTGCAAGTACTTAATCAGGTCAGTAAACCGGGATTCTCACGTAGTAATGATGATGTTGTGAAGGGGGCAAATGCAGCATATGCACGCCCAGAAGGGCTTTATAAGAACGTATCCAAGGGTGTACGCATACCGGCAATTGAACGTCGTATAGTGCGTTCTGTTGCGTCTCATACAGTGTCATTAAAACAGCCACAGCCACAGTATGATGGTGAATGGGTTTTAGAACAGGATGAGTATATTTCTGACATTAGTCATGAAATGGACTTCAATAGCGGTATTAATCTACTCATCGCAGACGTTGGTACGGGTAAAACGGTACATTGGACAAAACAAAAGAATGTAAAATTTGTTGCCCCATTGACTAGTATTGTTGATTCAATGTCAGATACAAATAGCCTAACAAAAGGTAATGTCGGTACGTGGAATCAGATCGAAGGTATCATTAATACAAAGGACAAATCAATATTCAAAAACACGACTCTGGTAGTCGATGAGTGTCATGGATTGTTTGTGGATTATGGGTATAAGAGTCGCACTATCAACCGTCTTATTAATGCATTTTGTGAGTTCAAGAGTGTTATTCTAATGTCAGGTACGGTAGAGGCCGACCATTTCAGTTCTATCGAGTTCAATAAAGTGTACCGAGTACATAAGCCATCACAGGCACAGAAGTTTATCCGTACTGTATTTTGTACTAAGAAAGATGATGTGGTTATTAACCATATTAATAGTCTAACTAATAAAACCATAGTACTGATGAATAATAAGGATCTGTGCGAAGTAACGGCGGGGCGTATCAATCGAAAAAGCCTAGTAGTGAATGCAGATGTGAAGAAAACACCAGAAGTACAGACATTTTTCAAGAATAAGACAATGGGTTCACTCGAAGTCATTATTGGTACTAATAGTATTGTTGAAGGTTTATCAATTGAAGATGAACTGACAGACGTCGATATAGTTATTTGGGGCGATCTAGTACCAGAACGTATTGAGCAATTCTGTAATCGTTTTCGTAATGTGAGTAGTGTTAAAAACGTATGGTATTTTGTCGATAGGAAGCCCGTAGAGCCGTTTGATGATTATAATAGAACCAAGGTAATTGGCGAGGCTAGAACGCTCTGTGAGGCCCTACAGGCCGCATATGAGGCTATCAGTTCGGATACATTACGTCGTAGCTTCATACGACAGTTTTCCGGTGATATGGCGACAGATTTAGTGTTCTTCCATGATGGTAAGTTTCAGGTGTCTTGTACTGGAATAGATTATGAGTATTCACTTCATCGTGAAAAGCAGTACCGCAATGATTTTTCAATGTTTGCCGGGCGGCTGCGTGCATTTGATTTCAATGTCTACTATCCACTAATTGAAAATGGCGATGAAGCGAACAATGATAAAATCAAAGAAGAGAAGGCATTAGTTACAGAGATGCGTAAAAACGAGCGTAAGGCGGTACTGGAGCGTTTACGTGATGATATTGAAGCAAATACCTTATTGGAAGAAGAAGCCGCCACAGAGCTTTACAACGCGACGTATGGCAGTGTTCAGCGACTACTAGAGAAGGGACTTGATAAAAGTTCAGTACCTGCATTGATCGATGGTTATATTGAAGATGATGCATTCATTGTCAAGGCATATGAAGACGTAGAGTTTGAAGTAACTGGTAGTACTGTTCGTGAATTCATTATTGGGGAGATTGGTGGTAAGACTGAGTTACGATCTGATGATATTATGAATATTTCCAATGGTGTGATTTGTAAAGTACTGGTTGAGTACTTCAATGGGGATGTCAAAATGATGTCTGAGAGTCGTTCATGGGGTGGTTTAGTAGTTAAAAGTGACGCTTACCTATCTAATGATCTTAAAAACATAGATCTGCAAGCGTCACTTTTAGTAGCCAAATCACCAAAAGCGGCCAAGGACATTCTCATGAAATACATCAAACTTGGTAAGGGGAAGTCTAAAACTGTAGGTGGTTTATCAGTGCGAGTTAGTCCAGTAGATGCATTATCAAGAACTGGTTTAGTAGTTAGGTCGCACGCTTACCTATCTAATGATCTTAAAAACATAGATCTGCAAGCGTGCGACTTGGTAGTTAAAAGTGACGCTTGTCTATCTAATGATCTTAATAATAAGAACCCTAAGGGGGCAATTGGTGGGTCAGTAGTTAAAAGTGACGCTTACCTATCTAATGATCTTAAAATAATAGATCTGCAAGCGTCACTTTTAGTAGCTAAAAAACCATTGCATGCCACAGGATCAGAAGTCCCAGTACAACATGTGGTCAAAACGAAGTTAAATGCATTTCTTCAAATGCGTAACTAAGTAGCTAAGTGTCCACCTTACAGTTCTAATGACGTTTATTAGTAAATTGCCACCTTACCTATTCAATGATCTTAATAATAAGAACCCTAAGGTGGCAATTGGTGATTTCGTTGTTAAGTGTCCCCCTTACAGTTCTAATGATCTTAATAATAAGAACTCTAAGGGGGACACTGTACTAGCTAAAAAACCATTACCAACCACAGGATCAGGGCATCAAGTCCGTTCAATTTAGCCGTACTGGGCTTATCTAAATCAAAGTGCAACGGGACTAATATTTGTGTATCTCTCTTATACACACGCAGATTAGTCCCGTTGGAACAAAAAACAACCAAATGGAGAATGAAATGAAACAAGCAATTGTACTTAGACTTAGCAGTGAAGTAACCACAACACCACATCATTTTACTTATGAACTGATCGATGGTGAGAAAAAACTAATATCAGTAGTGGTACACAAACCAAATTCAACACATACATATACTCTAAAAAATGAATCATGGATAGATAACATCACACAAGAATCCATTGACATAAACGATATACTCCAAACATTAGATACTAGTGAAAAAGTAGATCAAATATATATTGCGTTTGAGATAAAAAATGATGACTTCCTAAGCATAGATCGGGCTGGTGAATCTTTATTTACTTCGTGTAAAGAACTACTAAGTATAGATCGGGCTGGGGGTTTTTTATTGACTACCCGTGATGATACAAGCCATACAAGCCATACAATACAAAGAAAAACGTATACCGATAAACCAACTCACAGTAGTATAACTAATGACATTGAGACACAAGAAGATTTTAATGTGGAGTTATTTTTAGAATTAACAGAAGAAGATGAATTCCAACTCTCATTGGTACATAGATACTTAGCGGGATTACAAATGGCATCTATATTTTTGGAAGAGTTTGATCTAGAAGAAAGGGTGTTCAGTGAAGATTGGTTAAGGTTAGCAACACACCAGTACATTTCAGTACCAAAAGAAAAAAGAGTCAGTGCGTGGAGAAACAACTAAACTCACTATACGCCATTCTAAGGTGTTTTATGTGAAAGCCTAGAGATTATAGGTTATTAATAAAAACGCCTTAGAATGGCTCATAGGAGGTTTAAATGGAATGCGAGCACACTACATCAACAACCCGAACTGTACAGCGATTCCCGATTATGGGGCTACCGCTGTACAGTTCGGGTAGTACTACATCGTTGATAGGCCACCGTGCCGTTCTAATCATTGCTTGGCTTCTTTCAGTACTGGTAAATATAATCAAGAAGGTATTAATGTTATGAAGATGTACCTAACAATACACTTACTCTCAAGTAAAGTTAATACAGAACTGTACGAATCAGCACTAACAAAAGAGTTTAGTGGGTACGAAATCGAGTTTGTACTAGATCGTGATAAAATTGGAAACTATGAGGATGCAATCAAAAACAAAGTGTATCCAGAGAATAGTACTAAATATCAAACCAAAGAAATAGATAAAAGAATTTCCAAGGTATATTCTAGTTTGCTATCATAATATTGTACCGGTGGTACTAACAATAAAGGGCGTCACCCTGAAGTAAAAAGTTAGTACCACCGGACAACCCCACCTCCTGTACAACCCACCACGCGTTTTAATCAACCGAACCAATATGATTGCATGGGTTTATATCAAGACGTCTCACGATGGCGTACACGCACGATTTAACATCATTGATAGTTTAAAGCGATCAATATGAAACTATTGATCGTTTTTGTCGATCAATTCGCTTTACTTTGGTATCATCTCCCACAAGCCCAATGGCGATAAATAAAATAACAATCTCTGGGAGTAACAACATGAAGAAACTATTAGCAGCATTAGCATTAGCATTAGCAACATCACTACTATCAGGCTGTTCTGATATGAACAAATACTATCCACAGGAAGATGGGTACTGCATTAGTAGTAGTACTTACGGCTGTTACCTTGCAGTTTACAATCACAGGGCAGTATCTGGTTCTGTAGACTTACAGCCAGTAAAACTGACACGAGGACATTTAACATCATCAAGTCGAGTACTGATGGTTAATCCAGATGGTACACGATATGATGCAAATGGAAGTTATGGTGAAACAATTTCAGTTAGTACCAATAGTGCAGGTGGAATGAACACCACACCATTAGCACAACAACAAATGAAAACCCAATAAGATATCCCAGCACCAAGGAATACTAGGGGGAACAACGTGAACAACAAAAAATTACCCCAGCCCGCCTAGTGCGGGTTTTTTTATGTCCTAAATAACCAAAAGGGGGGCATCATGTATATATCACAAACACAAACATTTCTACGTACAGATTCACTATATCAATATATCACCTACGGTACTGTACACGTCTTTACATCTCTAACGTTTTCTGGTGAATGGGATATAGTAATTACTGATAACGGCACACGTGTATTACACATTAATCATTCACTTGATGTATTCAGCGATGAAGAACTATTCCATTATTCCACATTGCTTAGCTGTGAAGTTATTCAATACATCATGACTCAACATGCAGGACTAAGGAAAACACTATGTCATTACAGGACTACACCATAAACTACAAGAACAAGTATGGTGAGATTAAAGACGGACTACCAATACTTCTACTAAATGTTCTAGAACTATACGTTAGTTTTAATAACTACTACCTGATAGTAGGTGAAGATAAACTAATCGCTTATTATAAATACATAACAATAGTAGACGGTTATTATGCAATGATTGGTAATCACAAACGAATATATAATTATACCCAGTACAAAGGCCCAGAGCACAAACACATAATGCAACTACAAACAATGATTGACGAGGTGGCAGTACTCTTTAAGGATTAATTACAGTACTGAATACATCAATGCAGTATTACATAAACTATTCGAACTAACATCATTTAATTATTGAATGGTGGCACCAATACCCCATCTCAACGAAATGAAAAATGAAGTGATTTAATAATTGATATCAAAGTGTTTTTTAATAGGTTCCCGGCGGAGTTTTGAAGCCTCGCGTAGTTTCGGCAGCACTGTGTTTTAAATATATGTGATGTAATAACAACATCCCGAACCTAAAAATAAATTATTGCAAAAGGAAAAACACATGAAACAAATAAGTATGAATGCATTGGCAAAACAATACGGCTATGACGAAAGCACGGTTCGTCAGTGGCGTGATCGTGGTATGCCAATTGGTAATGACATTGATGAATCTGTTACACGTACCTGGATAGTTCATAATATTTTAAAACCTCTACGTGAAACAGATGTAAAGGAACAGATTGAACAAGAGCGATTACAAAAGCTATCCGCCGAACGCCAGCTTTCAGAACTGACATTACAAGAGAAACTCGGTGAAGTGGTAAGTACAGAATATATTGAACAAATACTAACAGCGTACTTACACCAAGTTAAAACATCAGTCCGGGCAATACCTGCTCGAATTTATTTGGAGTTATTCGCAATGACAGACGCAAAAGATTTGCGTGACAAATTAAAACAAACTATTGATTCAACTTTATACCAATTGGGTGAAATGGAATTTGAATTACCTGACGATATGGAAATACTAGATGAACGAGAACAAGAAAAAGACGACCCTGATATTAAAGAAAGTACTGAGAACAATACAACCGCCGAAGATTCAGAAAACGAGTGAATGGATATCACAGGGAGTAGTTAAGTTCGTTGATGGGCCTAATATGGGACTTGATTGGGTTCCATTTAGTTTTCAAAAAGAACCCATGGACATTGCACAAGAACGAAGTACAAAAAAGATAGTTTTACAATCATGTAGTCAACTACTCAAAACCACCGTACTTCAATCTATAGCCTTTAATATAATGGCAAATGATCCAAGTAACTTTGCATTTGCCTCTTCAAGTGCAGATGAAGTAAAAAAATTCAAACAAGGTAAATTTCTCCCAGCAGTAGAAAACAGTCCAGTACTTAGACAACTTGTAACTGATAAATCCGACAAGAACGCAGCGAATAACGCAAAACAGACAGAACTTATAAATGGTACATTCATCTATTGGCTAAATTTGAATACACCGGGAAATCTCCGGGGTATTACGTGCGGTACAGTCCTGTTAGACGAAGTATCAACAGTTGAAATTGGTGAAGAAGGAAACCCAATAAAACTAGCGGAAGCCCGTACAAGTACATTCGGTGACGATGCATTAGTTGTAGTTTCAAGTACTCCACTATTCAAAAACGATCTGATCAATGCAGAGTACAATCTAAGTGATCAAAGACGTTACTTTGTAACACACGAATGCGGCCACGAATACACATTCGAATGGGAGCAAGTAAAATTTCAATTTAAGCAACTAGATAACGGTCGTTCAATCCCCAACTCAACAACTACCAGATTAATGTGTCCGGGTTGTGAAAAAACCATAGATGAACACACACGCCATCAAATGGTAAATAACGGATGTTGGCAGGCAACCAGTACACAAGGCGAACCGGGTGTAATTGGCTATCAGATAAGCCGTATGTATTCACCATTGGGTACTATTGAAGAAATGGTTGGGCGTTATGCCGATGCTTTGTATTCTTTCAACCTACAGACATTTTATAATAATGAACTTGGTGAAATCTGGGAAGACGAATATCAAAAAGAAGTAGACATACTTCAACTTGAAGGACTAAGAGAAGACGAATTCAACATTCATGCAATTCCCGGAAAAAGTCTCGGAATCGTGATCGCCGCCGATCAACAATTGGACCGACTTGAAGCAACAACAATTGCATTTGATGACAAGAATACATGGGTGCTTTCTCATGATTTTTTCTATGGACATGATTGTACAAAAATAGAATCAACCGCATGGAATGAATTTGATAAGTTTGCAAGACAACAATTTAAAACTATTGAGGGGCGAGAAGTCCCAACACTTGCTGTATTCGTAGACTCAAGTAATGGTAATGCAACCGACACTGTAAAACGTTTTACCAATCGTTGGCCTAAATATCATCCAATCAAAGGTTCAAGTTCTACTACAAGTGATCTATTCAAACAAAGTACTCAAGCTGGTTATAAATTACAAATACTCAACGTACATGAAGGAAAGAACAATATACGTAAACTACTAAATCATATGATTGGTGAACGTCCAGAAGATGCACTAACACAACTACGGTTTAGTTCTTCACTACCGCACGACTACTTTGAACAATTAACAGCAGAAGAATTAAAACCTTCTGGGGGTAAATTAGTATGGCGTCTAAAGAAAGGACAGAAGAGAAACGAAGGTCTTGATTGTTTGGTATATGGATTGATTGCAATTCAATATGCATTATCGAAACTAGGAACAAATCAGCCTTATAGAAAGCTAAGAGAACACCGGGCAGTACTTAAAGAAACAATAAATAAAGTAGAACAACCACACACTGAATCAAAACCACCACAACCAAAGCGTAATAAATCACCAAGGAAAGGAATGGGATCTCAATGGTTCGGGAGAAAATAAGGAATTAAAATGGCAAGGACTTTACCAGAAAAGATCTATTTGATCACAAACCCCTTCGACATTACTGTATCAATTCCTGCAAATACTACACTCGTAATTAATTATCTAACTGGCGGTACTGGTATTACATTAGTTAATACCCAATCAACCCCAAAAAACACCACGGTTACTTTAACTACTTCATTAGCTAATGATAAATTATTTTGTGTACAAATTTCAGGTAATACATCCGAACAATTTGTATCTGAAATTATAGATCCTACTAAATACACAGAAGAATATTCTCAGTTAATAGAACTGATCAAAGAACTAGATGACATAATTAAAGTGCGTGTAGGCGGCGGCGGTGTATACAGCACAACAATCAACAATAAATCATTAATTAGTGAATCACTAACCAATCTTGAAAACATGCGTATTCGTTATATTAAACGTGCAAATGCTCTATGGGCAAGTATGAATGATCAGCCTGTAAATGGTAACGGTAAACCAATCAAGAGTGTAACCGTATTTCGTGATCCTAATTATCCAAATCGATGGGGAACACGATAATGTTTTGGAGAAAGAAAGAAGAGCCACAAAAACCAAAAACAACCAAGAGTGCAAAGCATTTTAAAGAACGTCCACAATCAACAATGAAAAGAGACTTACAAGCAGTACGTGGAATGAGTACGCCCGTAATTAATTTTGGTTTTACCTCTGGTACCGGTACTGGAAATATTAATAACATTTTGCGTTGGTTCTTATCAGACTACCGAAATGCAGCACGTGAAGCTTCTATTCAAAATCCGATTGGACGCAAATACATGAACCTTTCGGTAGATGGTGTAGTTGGTTCACAAGGCGTATATGTAAAACCCAATGTACAAATAGAAAACATGGATCAAGAAGAACTACATACCCTTAATCAGCAACTTGAAAAACGTTTCTATCGTTGGGCAGAAGATGCAGAACGCTTTAGTTTAGATGGATCTTTGACTATCGATCTATTTCAACAATTATGTGAAAAGATTCGTGTAACTGATGGTGAGTGTTTTATTCGTATTCATACAATAAACGGTACTGTAAAAGTAGAAATCATTGACGCTTCACGTTTAACACAACTCAACAACCAATGGTTAGACAACGGCAACTATATAAGTAATGGCATTGAATTCGATAAATATCATAAACCGGTAAATTATTATTTCTGTATCTACAATCCAATTACGTACACATTTGATCAAACTGCATTTGAGATAGTTCCAGCAAGTGAAATCTGCCATTACTTTGTTGCTGATCAAATGGGCCAAGAGCGTGGATTGCCAGATCTAGTCTGCACTACAAAACTAATTGAAGACTTAAAGAACTTCCAATTGGCTGCGTTAATGGCAAAACGTGTATCAGCTAGCACAACTGCATATATTACAAACAACAATAATGACACTGACCAAGTAGAACTTATTGCGGGTGAAGAAGATTCAACAGCAACGTACACCGAGTACCTAGAAGCAGGTGCCGTCTATGAACTTGGAAAAAATCAAGATATTAAAACTGTTTCACCTTCGAATGGTGCAGACAAAATCAGTGAATTCACGAATGAACTACTAAATCAAATTTCAATGGGTTTAAACGTCACAAAGCAATCACTAATGGGAAATACTGCCGATGCTTCATTTAGTGCCGCCAAGTTAGCAGAAAGGCTACAAGCAACTGCTTTTAGTACACGTACAAATGTACTTATTAATAAAGTACTGAAACACATCTATATGGAATGGTTGAAAAACGAAATGCTAAATAATAACAATCTTAATCTTTCTTTTGCAGATTTTGAAGATCTAATTTGTGCCCGTTACATTCCACAAAAGCCAATTAGCCTCGATCCTCTAAAAGACATTCAAGCCGAAGTAACTCTAATGGAAGCCGGAATAAAATCTAAAACACAGATCATTAGTGAAATGGGCGGGGATGCCCGAATTGTTTTTGATGAGATTGAAAAAGAAAAACAACAACAAGGAAATTCAAATGGAATTGAATCTAAAGAAAAACCAGAAGAGGGAACTAACGATTCCAGTACGGGCGATTGATGCCGAAAAGCGTACTGTAGAAGTTGCTTTTTGTTCTGAGGAACCAGTAAGCCGAATCATTGATGATGAACTTTATTATGAAATTCTTCTATGCGGTGAATCTAATGTGAATTTACTCCGCCTTAATAATAAAGGTTCAGTACTGTTCAACCATGACCGAGACAAGTTAATTGGGGCAGTAGTTAATGCACGTATGGACTCGGATCATGTAGGTCGTGCAACACTTCAAATTAGCAAAGTTGGACTTGGTGCAACCATGTGGGGAATGATTGAGGAAGGAATTCTTAGTCATATCTCAATTGGTTATAACATCATTGATTACCGTATGGAAGGTAACAATATTTTTGTAACCAACTACGAAATATACGAAATATCACTAGTGACTGTGCCCGCTGATACCACGGTCGGAATTGGTCGTAGTCTCGGTGGTACTGCAATGCGTGACGAAGCACATGACGACGAATCACTAAATAGAGAAGAAGAACAATCTATTGAGGATAAACGAATCATGGAAGAAAAAGAAGAAACCCGCCTTGATACCGAATCATACGAAATTAATGATGAAAATGGTGGAGTTACTGATATTGAACTTAGTGATGGCGAATTGGAAGAAATACTTTCTACGCGTCCAGACCTACTAGCAAAACTACAAAATAAAGGTGTTGAACCAGAAGAAATAAATAGTAATGAACCAAATGAAGATGAAGATGAAGATGTGGAAGAAGACGCCGAAAAAACAGAACAAGAACGCCAACGCGAACTAACTTCAATTGGAAAAGTACTGAATGTTGATGTCACAGAAGCAATCACTAAAGGAATTAGTGTTGCTGACTTCAAACGTTCACTAAATAAAGAAAATAAACCTAATGTTAAGGAAAACAACAAAATGGGAAAATCTGTAATTAATGGTCTAATTCGTGCTGCCGCAGACGGTAAACCATTCGAAGGTGCACGTCTTGATGTACCAGTAAATCAACTTGTACGTACTTCTACTACCGTTGGTGGTGGTGCTCTAGTTAAAGAAGCGTATGTTGATTCTTATATTGATGTATTACGTGCTAATAGTGTATTTGCACAACTACCAATTCAAACTTATTCGGGTCTTGAAGGTGAAGGTAATCTAGTTCTACCTAAATTATCTAGCGATTTTACTCAGATGTTTGCATTCATCGAAGAAGGTGCTGATTCACCATTAGTAGACGCTAACTATGAGAAACTAATCCTAAAACCTAAGACATTCTCTGGTAGCGTGCCCTTAACTCGTACTTTGATTAAATCAGCAGACACTGCCGAGCGTTTCACTCAGGATGCAATGGTTCGTGGTGCAGGTCTAAAACTAGAAAAAGAAATTCTTGCTCAAGTAGTGGCTACCGCTCCAGTTAAAACATTAACCGATGCAATTACTCAAGAAGACGTACAACAAGCTCTAGCTCAATTAGCCGCTGCTAACGTTCGCATTGATAGCGTTGTTGCAGTCGTGCATCCAAGCACCGCAGCTATTCTACGTTCAACTATCGTTAGTGGAAACACTGCCGCTAAATTCATGATCGAAGGTTATCGCTTTGAAGCTTATCTATGTGATTCAGTTCGCGTGATTGAAAGTACTCAAGTTGCCGCTGGTCAAATTGTATTTGGTGATTGGTCGAATATCGTTCTTGCATCATGGGGTGGTCTAACTGTAGATCGTGATGATACTACTTTACGTGCAAGCCAAGGTATTGTTCTACGCACTTTTGCTTATATCGATCATGCCGTTGCTCATGAATTAGCATTCCTAGTAGTTAAACTACAGGCATAATTTTATGGCTAGAGCATTTAGTAAATCACAATGTAATGCTCTATTAAATTCATTTGGGGAGCCATTAGAAATAAACGGTCAAGAGTTCACAGTAATTTTTGAAGAAGTACAGATCTTTGTTGAAGAAACAGACGGTGTTGTACTTGATTACAAATATTATTTTTCGACTATTTCTGACCCGGTAATTTCTATTGGTTCCCTTTTTGTACTTAAGGGTATTACACAAATAATCTATTCTATGGAGGATGATCTTTCTGGAATAACTAACTATTTTTACAGGAAGAAAGATTATGATTCTTGGAATTAAAAAAGCAATAAACAAGCTCATGGAAAGTACACCATGGGCTTCCAACTCACTTAAGAAACAACACGAAGAATCACCCAGGATTTTCTGTGATGATATTCAGGGAAACAATGAATACATTAATATGAATCTAAGACAGCAGGGGAATTACTTTGCAATCTTTAATATAATTGGTGGAACACAAACCCCCGAAAACTTCTATACATTAGTTAATAGTACTGTACGTGGATTTAATGCAAAAATTCAAGAATGTTTCGGTTCCGAATTTATTATTGTCTCTTGGTCTTTTGAACAAATATCTACAAGCCAAGACTCCACTTCTGGAATATTAGTTGGCTCATTTCAACTAAATATTAGTGTAATTCAAAAGGGAGTACAATAATGAATATTTTTACAGGTAATAGTCTGCAAATTTTTTACACTGCTGATACTGGAAACAATAGTCCAAGTTTCGGTGGATTCAAAGAAGTAACAAACGTAGCAGAATTTCCTACAGTTACACAATCAAATCAATCACAACAAATTGAAACTTTCGATAGCGATTACGCTACGGTATTAATGGGAGATAAATCTACCGAATCTCTACCAATCACACTAAATTATGTTATTAATGACGAAAGCCATATATTTCTTGAAACCGCAGCAGAACAGCAGAATCTAATTCAGCTAAAATTAAAAATAAATTCTGATGAAAATCAAGAAACATACTACTTGATTAATGGATATGTTCAGAGCTATCAAACAACAGGTGATAAGGATTCAGTAGTACAAAGATCATACTCATTTGTACCAGAAACAATAGTAAGCCAAGGCGTTGCAGATATATTGCCTGTACTTCATCAAGGTGATTTTGGTGTTGGTAGTAATGGGATCGATACTCCACAATATACACCATCGGCAGGTGCAAGTACTGGTAATGGTTTTATCCAGATTCCTTCAAACGCAAATGATAATCCAGCAGGTTCAAATCTAATTGGTGTAGGACTGACAAATAATAATAATGAAGCAGGTTTTGTAATTAGTGAAACTGGTGATTTACGTCTTTATGCTAGAAATCAAAGTACTGCATGGACGCGTATCTATTCCAGTACTGAGGCTGACAGTAGGTATGTACAGCGAACAGTAACAGTCAATGGATATCCACTCACAGGTAATATTGATTTAGTGAAGGGGGATGTAGGCTTAGGTAATGTAACTAATAATGCACAATTAACAATATCCTCAAATTTGAGCGATTTAAGTAATGTCGGTACTGCAAAGACAAATTTGGGTTTAGACAATGTATTGAACGTACCGTCATTCAGTAAAACTGAGGCTGACAGTAGGTATGTACAGCGAACAGTAACAGTCAATGGACATGAGTTAAGTACTGATATTGTGCTACAACCAAGTGATATTGGATCATATAGTAAAGATGAGTCCGATGATACATTTGTACAGAAAACACTCAAAGTAAATGGACATGAGTTAAGTACTGATATTGTGCTACAACCAAGTGATATTGGAATTATTCCAGTGGCTAATGGCGGTACTGGAGCAACAACAGTATCAACTGCACGAACTGCATTAGGTCTGGGTGTATCTAATGACGTCACTCACAGAAACCTATCATTAATTAATAGTGGTTCCGATGCAATTGTTTCATTAAATGGATCTATAATCAGAGGTGATTCAAATAATGCATTAATCATTGGTTCTACCGGTGGTTTTTTCATTAGGCCGAAAGGTGACGGTACCGCATCACCTCAACTAAGTTTTGATGCAAATGGTGTTTTTTCTTTGATTTCAACCAACGTCAATATTGGCGGTACATTATCAACTACTGGTACCGCATCTATAGGCGGTACATTATCAGTTACAGGAAGCAGCAACAACTTTATAAATGTAGGTGGCGGTACCATTCGTGGTACATCAGGTGCAGCCGCATCAGTCGTAATATCATCTTCTGGTACTGGCGGTATTCATTTTCGTCCGAAGGGTGATTTAGATCAAACCTCGAGTGTTGTATATGGTCAAGATGGCGTAATACTACACACAGCCGCACCACTTAAACTTGATACTACTTCAATATTAACTCTTGGTACTCCACTGACAATAACAAGTGGCGGTACTGGTGCAAATAATGCAGCAGGTGCAAGAACAAATCTTGGTTTAGCATATGGGACTTCAGCGGGCACTGTTGTACAAGGTAATGATACTCGCCTGAATACCGTTAATGAAAAATCCGGCGGAAAACTGATCGGTGGGCTTGGTGTGTTAAACGGTACTGCGAATGTTGACTTAAAAACCGCAGGCACATATTTATTATGGAATGAACAACCGGGAACGGGTGTTTCATCGCTTATTAATAATCCAGACAGTGGTGCTGGTGGTTTTTGGATCCGTTTGATTAATAGTGCGAATACAGTAGAGCGAGCACGATTTACGTTTAGCCCCGACAGCACTTTATTAGCTCCAGAAGGATTCCGATCAGTTGGCGGCCGTGTACGTGCATTTGCTAGTGTGACACCCACATACGTGACGATTGATGTTGATGGGATAAATAAGGGAATAAATTTCTTTGATTCTGACATACGTTTAAAAGAAAACATTTCCCCAATTGTTTTAGGTACTGCACTAGATAAATTGAATTTAATAGAGCCAGTTTCATACAAGTTTAAAGATACGTATTGGACTGACCAAGATGATATTAAACATACCATGCAAGGGAAATCATATTCATATGGTGTAATCGCCCAAAACATTATTGATGTAATCCCCGACTGTGTAAATGTTATGGATGATGATCGAGGCAGTATGTCATTAGATCCATTAGCAATGATTGGATTTTTATTAGCAGCTACAAAAGATTTAGCAGCAGAAGTTGAATCTCTAAAACAACAACTAAATAAATAAATACGGTGGGGAAAGGAATTCCCCATATCTAAATAAAGGAATATAAAATGGCATTTAATATTTTTTCTGGTGCAAATCTAAAAGTAGAATATAGCACTACCGACGGCAATACTGTCGCCACTGATTTTGAAGTAATCCCAGAGGTGGGCAGTTTTGCAACTTCTGGATTCGAAAGTACTATTATAGACGTTGTAACATTTAACAGTCCCTTCAACAGAAAGTTGCTAGGCACTAAATCAGTTCCAGATATTTCGCTAGAGGTAAACTGGCTACCTGATGATGAAGTACATTTGATGCTAGATAAAGCAGCAGATGATCAAACGCGTGGACAAGTACGTATCTCTTATTTCGAAGATGCAACTCACACTACTGGATACTATATCGTATACAACGTATTTGTAAGTTCTGCAACCACTAGTGGTGACAAGGATCAGGTTGTGAAGAAAGCATTCACTCTTGCAGTCGATCAAGGTTCTGTTGGTCAGGGTGTTCTACCAATCGTTCCATAATAAATAAAATAATAATTACATGGGAGGATTAAACCTCCCTTTGCAGGATATACAAAATGAATATTAATGATCTAAAAAAACTACTAAAACCAAAACTACACAAGATTGAATTTCACGGTATGGAGTTATACATTCATCGCCCATCAAGTACTGATTTCGAAAAATGCATTGATGCAAAGGCTACATTGATATATTGCGTTAAAGATGAAAACGGCGATGCAATTTTCAGTAATGGAGAAATTGCAAATCGTGTTGATGTTAATTCAATCGACGCTCTATTTGTTTCAGAACTAAATCAAAAAGTCATTGGTCTTTGGACTGAAAGTAATCCTATGGAAGAAACTGAAAAAAAATAAGAACTGACCCCCAATTAAATTACTTTTGTAAAATGGTAAACAAGCGGGGGCTTTCACCAGATGAATTCTATAATTTATCATCGGAAGAACTTGAAGCTTTGATGATATATGATCGATTCATCGAACCTTCGGGGCTTGCTGTTCAAACTCAAATGTTTGCAAATTTATGCCACCTAATTTTAGTCAGTTCTTCCAATATATCCGAACAGGGACGTAAAGAAGCACGTGTTAGTGATTGGGATATATTCGGTACTTTTGACAACCTTACTTATTCTGAAAAAATACAAAAACAAGAAGAAGAAGAACAACAACGTAAAGTACGGCAGGTTAAACAAGCCTTTAGTGAATTAATCAAAATGGAAGAAAAGAAGGGTAATAAAAATGGCTAACAATAATCAGAATATTAATTTTACAATTACTGGTAATTCACAGGGTCTTGTATCAGCAGTAAACAACGCACAAAACAGCCTTGGTAATTTACAATCAGCGGCACAAGGCAACTTTAGATCTATGGCTTCCAACATGGCTGGAATGACTACTGTAATGAAAGTTGGTTTTGTTGGAGTGACCGCAATACTTGCAGCATTTAGTTTTGCACTTAATTCAGTAGCACAAGCACACACGCAAGCAATGGAATTAGTAGCAGCATCTGCTAAATCTGGTAATTCAGTCGAAGTACTTCAACAACAGGCCGGTATGCTGCGTCAAACTGGCCTTACACTAGATAACATAGCAGACCAAAATAAAGACCTAAAGGACAAACTAGGCGATGCACTTGCAAACAATGCAGGTTCAATGCTAACTGACATTGTTCAACCATTGAAGCTTAATATTCTAGAACTAAAAACTCTAGCAGATGCAGGAGAAGATGTTTATGCAAAGATTTACTATGCTGCAAAAGCTCAAGGACTAAGTAACACAGAAATCACAAACCTAATGGAAACACTAGGTAATGATGCAGTATCGCGTGTTCAGGTATATAAAGATTATGCAACACAACAAGATTATATTAATGAACAAGGCCGTCAGACAGTCACACTAACAACCGAACAAGTCGAAAAGTTCAAAGAATACGATAAACAATCTGCGATTCTTGCAAAGACTTGGGAATCCTGGAAAAACAGTATTGCAAGTGGGCTGGTGCCCGCATTATCAAAAACACTTGAACTATTAAATGCAATTACGAAAGCCCGCAGTGCACAGGACATGAAGGACTTATATAATGGTCAAAGTGATGTGGTTTTCACACAATTCGGTACTGTTGATAAAGCAGCAACAGCCGCGTTACAAAAATCAAGTCAATTACAAAAAGACATTCTTGGTACTAAACAAAACCAACTTAAAGTTGATGAGAAGCAACAGCAGATTGATATTAGTCGTCGTACTATTCAGAACTCAATGCAACCATTGTTTACAAAAGCAGATCAAGCAAATTCTAAACTTGCGAACTTAACACAACGTTATAATGATACAAAAGAAGCAATTTTAAAATCAAATGATGAAGCATATAAATCAAATCCAGCACTAAGACAAAAAGACTTAGATGATTTGAGCCGTATGTATCAAACACAAAGACAAGAACAACTAGATATTATTAATGACAAAGCCAGTAAAGACAAGGCATTAAAAGCCGCAGAAACAGCAGCAAGTAAACAAGCAGCACTTGACAAGAAAAATTCAGACGCACGTGTTAAAGCACAAACTGATCTTAGTAGTACTTTAAGCAAGATTGGCGATACTGAGTTACAAAGACAATTAAACGCTTTCGATTTTCAACAGAAAGAAATGCAGAAAAAAATTACCGAGAATGCAAAGTTACTTGGTAAGTCTCAGAAAGAAATTGATGGGTACTTAGATAAAGCAAAAGCCCAAGCAGCACAACAGCGTACTGATCTTGTTAATCGTCAAATTGGTTATACTGATCCTAACAGAGGATTGAAGGACTTAAATACAAATCTTGATGGTGTGAGTTTAAATCAACAACAAACCGATTACCTTGGGGAACAACAAGCACAACGTGTTTATGGTGATAATCCATTTGCTTATGATAATACTAATTCCAAACAGCAACAGCTTGATGAACAGTACAATCAAGAAATGACACTTAATGAAAAACTATATGCAGGTACGGAAGAATTTGAAAATAGAAAAGCAGCAATGCAGGCCAAATATCAACGTGAATCTATGGATAATGCTACCGCAACTACACGTGCTCAAATAACAATGATCGCAGGTGCGGCAGGATCATTAGGTGGTATGTTGTCTGGTATTTTTGGTGAGTCATCAGGAGCAGCAAAAGCAGCGTTTGCAGTACAGAAAGGACTTATCATTTCTGAAACTATTATGAAGATTCAAAGTGCCTTAGCTAGTGCCTTAGCAACTCCTTTTCCCGCCAGTCTGGCCGCATATGCACAGGTCGCAGGTATGGGTATGTCCATTATCAGTACTATCAAAGGTGCTAGTTCTGGACAGTTCCATGGTGGTGTGGATGAGTTACCAAGTAATCTTGATAACAAGTCATTTGTACTTAAAGCTGGTGAGCGTGTTGTACAACCAGAAGCAAATAAGAAACTAACACAGTTCTTGAATGATAATACTGGAAGCAAAGCAAGTAGTGGTGGTGAGTACACAATCAATGCTCCTTTGATTGTACAGGGAAGTGTTGACGATGATACTAAATTCAATACGATGTTGAAGAAACACGCAAATAGTGTGAATCAGGCCGTTCGTTCGGCACAGGCTCGAAATCAATAATACAACGGGCGTCTATTTTGTTTGTTTATATAGATCAAAAGTAGCCCGTTGAGAGTTATTATCATCTAATTAAACCCGCCACGTGCGGGTTTTTTTATAAATAATTAAAACACTATAGGAGTTTTTATGGCTACATTCACAAATAATGTAAAGATTAATAATGTACAAATTGCAAGTACAGAACCGCGTTATTCAAACCGTGCATGGTCAGGTTCAGAAATCACACGCAGTACAGGTATTCAATATTATACTTTACAATTCACATTGAGTTTCAAACAACAGAACGTCGGAGAATATAATAATTTCTTTGCTCTATATTCAAGAGGACAACCATTTACCTTTTCGCTAGGGCATTTGTCGCAATATAAAGGTTCGCAAACTGGTGTAGTAAGTACTTCGTCTGCTGCTGGCAAAGGTGTATATCAAATCCAAACAACAAATAACACTCTTGAAATCGGGACTATGGTTCAGTTTCAAAACCATTCAAAGATTTACCGCATTATAGGCCGTCAGGGAAACACAGTGATGTTATTTCCCAATCTACGTACAAACGTACAGGCGGGTGAGACAGTACGCTACATGGGCATTGAAGGGACATTCACACTGGCAGTAGATAATGATTATTCATTACCAATTAATAACGTAATGAGTGTTACATTAAAGGCATCGGAGTACTTACAATAATGAATGAAATATTAACAAATCCTGCACTATTACAGTACTGGAATATCACACGAGGTGGAAATAAAACAAAACTCACAATCACTGAATTAATGAGTCTTGGTGTACATTGTAAAGCAATTGATGTTTTTCCCGTATCATTGCCTGCAATTCATTGGACCGACGGCTTTGTTGATATTGTAATGGGTGGTACTAATTACACAAGCTTTCCAGACCTAATTAGTGATTCATTCCCGTCATTCAGTGAATCAAAAGACATTAACAATAATTCGATTAACTTCAAAGTAAGTAATGTAAATGATAGTTCAAGAACACTAGCAATGTCAGGTGGCTTCAGAGAGGCCAAATTAAATATATATCTAATAATTCTTAATCCCGCAGACAATACAGTACTGTATAACCAGTTGATGTTTTCGGGATTCATCGATTATATCCAAGCAGAGGCAGATCCAAATGCATCCAAAAACGAAATGACAGTATATCTAAACTCTGTATATAAGAAGCTAGATTTACAACCTCGTACTATTGCCGCCAACTCTGTATATCAAAGTTACTACCCTGCTGATGAATATTTTTCATTGTTAGGTCAAGTCAATGCTAATCAATCTTGGAGATACAAATAATGCATAATAAAATCGTAGATATTTGCTTAGAAGCACTAGAACAACCTTATGTATTAGGAAAGAATGATTGCAATATTATTGTACTAAAAGTACTGGATTTAGTGGCTGGTACTTCATATGCACCAACATGCCAGTATAACAGCATACGTAAAGGACGTAATCAACTTAAAAAACTAGGAGTCGAAAGTACATTCGAACTCATTAAACCATACATCGAAGAAACAGAATTCCCAATTCCCGGTGATATTTGGATTGATAACGAAGACTGTTTCTGTATGTCCGTTTTCATGAGTAACAGAATACTAGTCGTTGATGAAGAACACACAAAATTTGAATTAGATATTCCCATGGATGGGAAGTTTTATAGAATACAAGGAAAAGAAAATGGGTAAAATTTCAGGTGCTGGTATTTTAAGTGCTGTGATGATGGCGGTGGCGGTGGCGGCGGCTATTTACACCGGTGGCACATCGATGTACGCCGCCGCTGCTTGGGGGGCAGCGGCAGGTGCAGCCAGTTTAGTTGCAACAAGTATGATGACGGCACTACCCGGCAATGCCGGTGGGTATGGCGACACTGCCAGTAATCCAAGCCGCAGTACTTCGCCACAAACAGGACTGCCTATCATTTATTCGGGGCAATATCCCAATAAGGACAATATAAGCTCCGGTAGTTTTGTTTTAGTCGGTTCAATTGTTCCATGGTTTAATATTAAAGACAATGATTCACAATATCTATTCACCGAACACGCGATTGCTTATGCCGGTGTTCAAAAATACATTAATCAAATTTTCATTGATAATGAACCTGTACTTGTAGATGGTACTCCAATCACAGAAGACGGTCTTGTTGCACCTTCTAATTTACTAGAGAAATATCGTAATAACTTACAACTAGAAGTACGTTTTGGCGGTGATTATACCAGTACAAAACAATTGGCAAAACAATACGGCGGGCCAAAGTGGACTGATAATTTCCTTGGTAAAGGCATAGTATCAATTAGTACTGTAATCAAGAAAGACCAACAGAGTCTTGAAAATTCTTTACTTGTTAATGATAACTATACACTACAAGTAGAAATGAAAGGACTTGTAATTACAGACTTAGTGGACTTACAGAAGCGAGCATGTAGTAATGCACCCAGTCAATTGTATGATTATTTAACGAACGCCATCTATGGAATGGGTATTGCACCAAGTCTAATTGATTTAGCAAGTTTCCGTAGTGCTGCACAGTACTGTCAAAATGCAAGCCTTTGGTCAAATGGTTATATAAGTTACAATGAGTCATTTAAATCTAACTGTGAAAAGATGCTACAGACTTTTGGTGGTATTCTATATATTCACGCAGGAAAGATTTTCATGACACTTGATGTAAAAGGGCTTCCAGTTGCATCATTTGATGAATCAATCATCTTTGGTTCTGTTCAAGTAACTACTTCGGGTTCAACTGATTATTATAACTGTATCGATGCAACATATAGAAATTCAGGAAGTAGATATACTTCTGATGTACTCCGAATTCCAAGTGATATTTCACAGGATGATGTTATTCGTTCTGACGGCCGGGTGATTGCGTTGGCACGAGATTATACTTGGGTATATGACAAAGACCAACTTTCGCGTCTTGTGAACATTGAACTACTAAAATCTAAGTACTCACAAAATACGATTTCATTTACTACATCCGAAGGTTGGGACTTAAAAACTTGGGATATTATCAATGTAAAAGTGGATGAATTTAAAATCAATGGTCAATATCGAGTAGTGTCAAAAGAAGTATCAACCAGTAATGATACAATTGGCTATTGTCAACTATTGTGTGTTGAGTACAATGCAGAAATGTATGAAGGCAAAGACCCAGGGATCTGGAGTCCAAGCGGTGATATCAATTCAGTTATTTCAGTACAACCCCCACGTAATCTTGATGTAAGTCTTAAAGGCGGGGTATTCAATGGTCAGATAGTTATTATGGATTGGGAGGCATCTTTAGACCCAAACCTATCGGGCTATTATGTTTATACTCGCGAAACTGGAACAAGTGATTGGTCATATGTGGGTAACACATCAATCTATAAAACAGATTATGAAGTATATGGACTTGTGGCAGATAAGAAATACGATTTTGCAGTTGCGGCATTTAATAACCTTGGCTTTATGTCTAATAAACTGACACAAGAAGGCGTAGTACCTGATTATAACTTTACACTACCAGGTGTTACGGGAATTACATTATCTAACGCCATGGAATCAGCAACAAGTACTGAATCTCCAGATTTTAATATTTCATGGGATGATCAATCGCAGTTATCTGTAAATGGTCGCCCAATGTCTGAGTACTTAAAAATGTATGAGATAGTAGTATATGATGGCAGTGGGGCAAAACGTAAATCGTATTACACAACTACACCTGATTTTAGTTATACACAAGCTATGAATCGTACAGATTATACAGGGCGTAATGTTACTTTTGGTATTATAGGCCGTGGGTATAATCTAGGTACTTATTCACCAGAAATTAAATTCAGTGTTACAAACCCACAAGCCCCACTATTACAGGACTTTTCTGTGAAGTCGGGAATTGGTTCATTAGTATTTGAATGGTCTAATGAAAATCGCCCACTCGATTTTGAAGGAATTATGTTTCAAATAAGTGCATCAGAGGACTTTTCATCGGGTGTTCAAACATTCACCACATCGGCAGAATTCTTATATTGGGCAGTCGTTGATGATGGGAATTGGTATATAAGATCAGGACAGTTCGATGTGTTCGGCTCGGCCGGTATATTGTGGACAAAATCACTGCCATATAATCAAAGTACAAAAGTACCATATTCTAAACTAAATGATGATGTAATTGATTGGGTTCTTCAAAGTTCCGAAATGAACGAAATAAAACAAGAGATCATCGACAATACAGAATACAAAGGCTGGCAGTTACGCGTCGTCCAAGACGGTTATGTCAGTGGTATTGCACTTGGTAATGATGGTACGGAGTCCGTATTTACGGTAATTGCAGATCGTTTTAGTATTATTAGCTCGGCAAGTGCTGGTGCGGGTACGAAAGTATATCCATTCGTTGTACAAAACGGAACTACTTATATTCAGAATGGAATGATACAAAATGCGGCTATTGGCACATTACAGCTTCAAGATGGTGCCGTTAATCGATTAAAAATCGCTCAGGCCAGTATTCAAGAAGGTCATATAATAGACGCCCAAATCACCACGGCGAAGATTCGAGACGCCCAAATTACCTCGGCAAAAATAGATGGCACCATTCAAAGTACTAACTATGTACCGTACCAGTCTGGTTGGCAGATTAATAAATCCGGCAACATATATTTAAACGGTTCAACAGTTGGGCAAGGCCGTATGACCTTAGAGCCTGACCGTATTGTTGTTTATGACGTCAACGGAAATGTCCGAGTTGTTATGGGAAGGTTATAATATGGCATATGGTATAATAACGAATGGGAAGCAATTGGGGGGGATAAATTCCCCCTCATTATTAGTTAATTTGGTAGATCCATATATGAATGGTGATGGTGAATTTCGATTCACACATCCTTCATATAGAGCGGGCAATCCGGTATTTTGTGTTGGTAGTACTGGCTCAATTTTTGGCTCTAGTACAATATCAGCATCTTATGGTGGTATAAATTGGTGGGGTACATCTGGTAATGAAATTATTTTAAAATCAGACAGGATGAAAAATACTTCACTGTTTAATACTAATTTCAGTGTATATCAAGTGCAAAGACCTGAAAATGTTTCAGATTCATATGGGATTATGATTCAAGATTCGGTAAATTGGCTGAGTTTCAACAGTGAACAGAATCTTGGATATGTCGCATGGCAAGGTGATGTGAATATTAATGATCAGTGGAGTTTGCCTACTGTTCAAAATGACAACACTAAAATAGTCTTTGCCCGTTGTGATGATCCAGAAGTTTGTGTTGGTCATGTTCCAGAATATAATAAAATTTACGTAAGTAGAGATAATGGAAGCGGCGAACCACAACCTACCACAGCTACAGTACGAATACTTATTGTAAACAGTGGTTATTATCCACCTACACCAAGTGGATATGGTTTGGTAATTAAAAATGCCGCAGGACAAAATACTTTTACCAGTGATAGTAATCCTCTTGTATGGGATGGACTTCAAACAGCGGTTCAACGTGTTCCTTATGATATTAGTTGGACTGGTATTCAAAGGCCGATGATTCCATTACCAACATGTGGTTTCTTTCGTGGTAACAGTGAAATGAACGGCGGTCGTTACAATTTTCACCAAAACGGTTTTAGATTTGCTACCGGTGGTGGTTTCCAGTACTGGAGGAGTAGAGGCAGAACCGTGATACAAAGTACAAGTTCAACAGACTTTGACGCAGGACAGATCCCATTAATGGTTATTAATTCTGATAATTATTTTTAAATAAATAAATAGTACAATATAAGGAAAGCATAAATGGGAATGGAATGGTTAATTACTGTTGTTATTATTCCAGTATTAGTTTTTATTTATCACGTATACATTAAACAAAAAGAAGAACTAGATACACGTGTTTCTGTACTTGAAGATAAAGTACTGGTGGCAGAACAAAAAATCAGTGATATTCGTGGTGATGTGGATGAACTAAAACAAATTCGTGATGATCTAATTGATGTTAAAATGGATATTAGAGAGATTAAAACGTTACTTAATAACTAACATGGGCGGCATTGTGTCGCCCTTTTTTTGTCCTGCGATAAATATATAAAATATCGGAGGATTTATGGATTTAAAACAACAATTAAAAATATATGAAGGTACTAAAGAGTATCAAGCAAAACTTGGTTACTTTAAGAATGGGAAGTTCTGGACTTATAAAGACAGTCTTGGAAAGCCAACAGTTGGTTATGGTCATTTAGTACTAGTCGGTGAAGATTTTTCACATGGACTTACCGAAGTACAAGCAGATGCACTACTTGATAAAGATATTGCCATTGCACGTAGAGGCGTAGAAGCATTAAAACTAAATCTACCGAGTGATTCACGTTGGAATGATTTTCTAGTACTAATGGTTTTTCAGTTAGGTTTAACAAAGACGAGGGGATTTAAACGATTCTTGGCGGCTTTGAGTAGTAAGAACTATGCAACTGCCATTCTTGAAGTGAAAGACTCACAGTGGTACCGCCAAACACCAAACCGCGTTGATTCAATGATTACCTATGTAGTTAGGGGGTAATTATGGCATGGACAATGTTTTATTCAGATGATTGGGATCTGTATGATGTACTTGATTATGCCGCGTTTGTGTACTTGATTGAATTTACCGAATCAAATGAATACTACATTGGTGTAAAAGGCGTCTTTCAAAAAGTACGTGATGTTTCAAAAATAAAATCAACGAGTATCGAATCCAATTGGGAGAAGTACAATTCAAGTTCTGTTGAAGTAAAGTCACGTATTACCGACGGCGAAGCACATACTAAAAAAATACTATGGTGTTTTAAAACACGTCAAGAAGCAGAGTTAGTAGAAGCTGCATTGATTGCATTTTGCGGTACTGATTTTCTTTGCCGCAATAAAGCACTAATGACGAAAACGCGACTAAAGAAAGACAACGGCGAACAAAAGCGAATTATTCGTATGTTATTGGAGATTTTTACATAATGGCAAATAGTACTGTAACAGGGATACCACAGGCACAACAAATTCTAAATCAGATTGGTATTGACTATGGTCAGAACTTTAATAAGGAAGTAAGCAATAGAGCAAGACGCCTTGCACAAAAGATTCAAGCGGACATTAACAAGGCAATAGCAGGTGGCCCGGTGGCATTTACACAGAGAGCAGTATTCTTTAGATTTTATCGTACTGCATCAGGACAAGCCGTAAATGAAATATCAATTAGACCGGCACAGGCAGCGTACTTATATGATGTAATAGTCAAACCAGATAATATAAGTAAACTAATTCCAACATCAGCGGCACGTTTGACCAAACAAGGAAACATAAGTGGTTTACGTGCTGGCCTTAAATCTGGCAAGTACATCGTTGTCGATTCTGGTGGTAAAAAACGATTAATTGACAAAACAAAGAAAGACACTAAGAAAAAAACAAAACGTGTCATTGGTATGAGAGCCACAAAGAAGCGTAAAATGGTTTTTGACTTTTATACAGAGGCAGAGGCGGGTGCTCGCTTAATACTTGCAGGCGTACAAGGACATTTTAGATTAGGACGATAATATGCATTATGATCAAGACACAATGAGCATTCTCATTGACAATACAACAGTACCAGATGTATGCAGTACTCCAACAAATACAGTTTTCTTCAATAAGAAAATTACAAAAATGATGAAGAATCATTTGAAACCAATCTGCGAACAAATGGATCGTAAAGTTTTTTGTGATGAATCTATGAGTATTGGATTCTTAGTACAAAATGATCCTCTATATGATTTAGGTACTGTTCATAAATGGGCACTATTTGGAGATGAAAAATACATTGTCATAATCGACAAGACGAAAATTTACCAGAAGGGATTATACTTCTGGGTTTATATTACAGGAATATTAAATGATAGGGATGATAATTGAACTTATAAAAAATAGTATTGGATTATTTCAAAAGAAGCAATCTAATGATGCAAATATAGCAGAAACTAAAGTACAAGAAACTAATGAAACTAACCGTGAAGAAATTCGAAAGGGTGGTTTAGGCTGGCGTACAATTCTAGGATATGTTTGTAGTTTCATTATTTTATACAGCTATGTGATAGTGCCAATTTTAGACTATTTCGGAATCGTGGTTTTTCAAATGCCAATGAGTGATATATTTAAAGTGCTGTTACTATTGCTTGGTAACTAAAAGCCCCACATGGGGCTTTTTTTGTTATATGTATTGCTCTATTATTTTCTTGTCGTGAGTTATTACATATTCAACTGAGTTTTCCAATATAAATTTATTTATTTTATTATGATCATTAATCATATCCTCTGTAACATCTTCACCTAATGAATATATTATTGTGTCTGGTGTTAATGGATATACGAAGTTTTTAAATTGATATATGTCATCTTTGTTTTTGCATACAACTGGCTGATCACTTGAAATTAAGCACTTATCACTGAATTTTTTCATTCTCAGTCTTTCACTATAAAAGTTAGTAAGCAAAATTGGTAGCATTATATACTGCACACCTTTAACAAGTGCTTCTAGTGCTTCTTTATCTTTTTTTATGGCGTTTCGTACTTTTCTCTGTAAATATTTTAAATCTTTCATATCAATGAATGAAAAGTGTTTGGTGAAATAGTCTCTTCTATCTTCATACAAACCTGTCAGATTTGAACAATGCCCTATGAAACTTTTGTAATCGTGGTGTATGTTTCTAAAGTATTGAAAAATGATCGCAACTTTGAAAATGAAAAACATTTCTTCATTTGTTTCTTTGTTTTCATTCATCACTTTTATATAGTTTGTTACTTTCATTGATTCATAGATTTTTGCTAAGTTGTTTTCTAAGTCTGAATAGTTCTTCTCAATGTCTCTAAATACCTTGTTTTTATACTTTAAATCATACTGTTTTATACCGTAAAATATTTGTGCTGATGTAAGCTCTTTTGTGTTTTTATATGTCACATGGCATCGCCACACTTTTTCTTCATCATTATAAAATTGTTTGATATATGTCTGGGGGATAAAATGTTGTTTTTTTGTATGCTGTTCTTTTTTTTTAAATATTTCTTTTAATTCTATCATTATGTTGAATCTTCCATTTTTCACTCAATATCGATAGCACATATTACTATAGGTAAAGGCGTACGGCTTGTGCCTTTTTTTATATGTGGTAAAATTTCCCTTCGGCAATCCAAGATATCCGATCGATATTGCGGCGGTTGCTGCCGCCGCGGCCAAATACGACGTGGCATTGGAACTGAACAATTCGTCGTTCACCCATTCGCGCAAGGGCAGCGAG